CTTGTGGAGTGCACCTCTGGCATCCACTTCTTCATCACCCGCAAGGAAGCGGAAGAGTACTGATTGACTGAGCATCCCGCTACCCAGCGGTTGGTCTACCCATGTCCAAAGGAATCCACATGAGCAACAAGCTTAGCACCAACACGTTCAAGAAAAAGACTGGCATCCAGAACATCCAGGAGTACCTGGAGTCTGGCCGCAGCATCACCGCTCTGGAAGCCCTGAGCAACTTCGGCATCTTCCGCCTAGCATCGGCCATCGAAGTGCTGCGCAAGCGTGGCATGAACATCGAAACGGACCTGAAGGAGGACCCGAACGGCAAGACGTATGCGCGCTATACGCTCGTAGAGGCGGTCAACGCAGTGGAAGCCAAGAAGGAACTGAAGGTTGGCGCTCGGGTCCGCTCGCTGCATCCGCTGGAGGGTGGCCTGCTGGGTGAGGTGAAATCGCTAAACCACGGTGGAGCATTTGGCAGCCGATTCCCCATCCTGGTGTTGCAGGATGGCGGCGCTGAAGGAATCTATGCAGTGAACGAACTGGAGGTCATCTAATGAACGCCATTCGTCAAGCATTCGCCAACATGATCCACGACTGTATGAACCCCACGGCTCTCGCAGTCACCGTTCGTGACGCTCTGAAGCGCACCCCGCGTCTCACTCGTGACCAGCAGCGCGGCTGGTCCACGAACATCTCCTTCCGCACCTACAACGCCTTGAAGAACCAGGGCGTGCTCGCTTAAGCCGCATGGCCGAAAGCGAATTCATTCACAAGGAGCCGTGCCCTAAGTGTGGCAGCAAGGACAACCTTGCGCGCTACTCCGATGGGCACGCCCACTGTTTCACCCAGGGGTGCAAGCACTGGGAGCCTCCTACAGACGGCCAAGAGTACACACCACGAGCCACGGCAGGGAGAAAGGTGGGAAAGGATTTGATTCTGGACGGTGAGGTTCGCGCGTTACCCAAGCGCAAGCTCACTGAAGAAACGTGTCAGAAGTTCGGCTACACCGTGGGGACCAGCAGCAAGGGCAACACTGTGCAACTCGCTCCGTACTTCGATGGGACCACGCTAGTGGCTCAGAAGATGCGCGATGCGGAGAAGAACTTCGTCACGCTCGGAGACTTCAAGAGCGCTGGTCTATTCGGTCAGCAGCTCTGGCGTGATGGTGGCAAGAAGATTGTAATCACTGAGGGCGAAATTGACTGCATGACGGTCTCTCAGCTCCAAGGTAATAAGTGGCCTGTAGTGTCCGTTCCGAACGGCGCACAGGGGGCTGCAAAGGCGCTTAAGAAGCATCTTGAGTGGCTGGAGCAGTTCGATGAAGTGGTCTTGATGTTTGACATGGACGACCCCGGCAGAGAAGCGATGGCTGAATGTGCCGCGCTGTTCACTCCGGGACGGTGCAAGCTCGCCAGCCTTCCCAATGGGTTCAAAGACCCCAATGAGATGTTGCTGGATGGCAGAGGCTCCGAAGTCATTGACGCCATCTGGGGGGCGAAGAGCTACAAGCCTGATGGCATCGTGTCCATCGCGGACCTCCGCCCGAAGCTCTCTACACCCATCGAACGTGGCCTTTCATGGCCTTGGCCTGAGCTGACCGAAGCCACGTATGGCATCCGAGAGGATGAGATGTATGCGCTCGGTGCAGGTACTGGCATGGGCAAGTCTGAAATCTGGAAGGAGGTGATGGTTCACCTGGTCCAGACACACGGCCAGAAGGTTGGCGGCATCTTCCTGGAAGAGACCCCTGAGCATACCGTTCGATGCCTGGCAGGCAAGCTCGAATCAAAGCGGTTCCACGTCCCGGATGCGGGCTGGACTCAGGATGAGTTCGATGCTGCTGTAGACAAGCTGGATAGCTCGCAGTCAGTGTTCCTCTATGACCACTTCGGGCACACCGACTATGACACCGTGAAGGCTCGTATCCGCTTCATGGCGGTATCGCTGGGTGTTAAGCATGTGTTCCTAGACCACGTTACGGCTCTCGCTTCTGGAGCCCGTGAGATGGACGAGAGGAAGGAGCTGGAGTACATCATGACGGACCTTGCTTCGATGCTCCGCGAGCTGCACTTCACGCTGTACTTCATCAGCCACCTCAACACTCCTGAAGGGAAGCCACATGAGGAAGGCGGTCGGGTAATGATCCGCCACTTCAAGGGCTCCCGTGCGATTGGCCAATGGTCCAGCTTCATGTTCGGTCTCGAAAGAAACCAGCAGGAAGAAGACCCGAACCTTCGCCACGTGTCCCTGCTTCGCATTCTGAAAGACCGCTACACGGGCCAAGGCACCGGCACGGTGATTCCGCTCGGCTATGACACGGCAACTGGAAGGCTCAAGGAGCTGGACAGCAACCCGTTCGATGACGAGACCCCAAGCAGCAGCAGCAAACAACCCCCGTGGGACGAAGACTCCCCATTCTGAAAGGACTAAACCATGTTCGCAGCAAAAATCGTTACGGCAGTCTCGAAGGGCCTGAAGGCATCGGTAGCAGCACTGGCGAAGGCTGAAGCTGGCCACCGCGCAGCAGCTCTGATGCACGAAGCACAGGCAGCGACTCACAACGCGAAGGCCGCAGTGGCCCGCTCGGAAGCTGATGCAGCCGCCAAGCTCCGCGCAGCAGTGGCTAAGGTATTCGACTGAGCTTCAGCTACTCGAAGACCGGCCTGCAACTTACGCAGCAGTTCGAAGGTTGCAGGCTGACTGCCTATCAGGACTCTGTAGGTGTCTGGACCATCGGCTACGGCCACACTGGTCCTGATGTCTGCAAGGGCCTGATAATCACCCAGGAGCAGGCCTTAGCGCTTCTCCTTCAGGACATCGCCAAGTTCTCCGCTGCGGTCAACCGGCTGGTAACTCTGGACGATGCAGGAAGCCCCGATACGGATGGCCTCCCCGACTTCACCCAGGGTGAGTTCGATGCGCTGGTGGACTTCGCATTCAACCTGGGCGGCGGCGCTCTGGCTGGCTCCACGCTGCTGAAGAAGCTCAACGCTGGGGACATCGAAGGCGCGGCTGCCGAGTTCCTTAGGTGGGACCACGCGGGTGGGAAGGTGCTCGCTGGGTTGACCAAGCGTAGGCAGGGCGAGCGTGCTCTGTTCCTGTTGGGTGCACACTTCGGCAAGTGAAGTAACAAACGCACGACAAGCATAGGGTCACCTTCGGGTGGCCCTTTTTCATTTGGATTGGCTACTCGAAAGGGAGAGCAATGACTACTCATTACAGTGGCGTGAAGGTCTCGGACGCCATGACTCACATCAATGACAACAGCCGGGAACTGGTCACTGGCCTGATTAAGGCAGAGCCGATGTTCTTCCGTGCTGATGCCGGGTTCGCTTACAAGGTGGGTGGGGATATGACCCGCGAGTTCTTGGACAATGCTGAGCATCGCTGGGGCTATCTCGATAACTGCATCATCGACTCACGCCATCACATGCTGATGCCGGGAATGATCCCATGCATCCCAGGCTGGCACACCGATGATGCTCCGCGCCACCCTAACCGCTGGGGCGGTCAACCCGACATCTTCAACCCAGAGTATGTGACTGAGCACCTTTTGTGCATTGTAGATGCTGGCACGGAAAGCCTTACCGAGTTCTACAGAGGTGATCTACTGTTCCCTGAGTGCTATTTTGAAGAGAAGCTGACAGGAGGTCAGAACTTTTACAAAACGGCCGATGCTTTCTTCAACTCTCAGAAAATCGCGCAAGACTGCGTACAGGTTCAATCCGGGCAAATCGCTGAGTTCAATGTCCACTCGTGGCATCGCGGCCAGCCCGCCGGGTCGCGCGGCTTCCGCTGGTTCATCCGCATCACACGAAACAGCCGCCACAAGGTAGAGAACGAGATTCGTTCGAACGCTCAGGTGTACATCACCGACACTTCGTATGGGTGGTAATCGGTGAGGTTAGTTAGCGACATCGAATCCGATGGCCTGCTGGACACAATCAGCAAGATTCACATGATTGTCCATCGGGACATTGACAGCGGTAAGGTCCACATCTTCAGCTCGGTAGACCCCATCCATAGCATCGAAGCTGGCCTTGCGATGGCTCAGGCAGCGGACCTCACGGTTTGGCATAACGGCATCTCTTACGACATCCCGGCTATCCAGAAGTTGTACCCGTGGTTCTCCCTCAGCCCTTCGAAGGTCATTGACACGCTGGTGTATGCCCGCCTGGTCTACCCAGACCTGTGGGACATCGACACCAAGCTGTACGAGAAGGGCAAGCTGCCCGGCAACCTCCGCAAGCGTCAGTCACTGGAGGCGTGGGGTTACCGCCTGGGTGACTACAAGGGTGACTATGAAGGTGACCCGCTGATTGCTGATGAGAAGGAGCGCAAGGCCCGCAAGTGGGAGCGCTGGAACCAGGCGATGCAGGACTACTGCGTTCAGGACACGGGAGTGACCCTGAAGCTGTTCCTGAAGCTGGAGAGCAAGGAGTATTCGCGGGAAGCTATTGACATTGAGCATGGCGTGGCGTGGGTTCTCTCACGGCAGGAGCGCTATGGCTTCATGTTCGATAAGCCCGCTGCTGCCAAGCTGCTGGCCACTCTCGTGAAGGAGAAGCTGAAGCAGGAAGAAGAGCTGACCAGCGTCTTCAAGCCGATGTGGATGCGTGATGGTCCCATCTTCACCCCGAAGCGTGACGACAAGAAGCGCGGCTACGTTGCTGGCGTTCCGTTCCAGAAGATCAAGCTGACCGAGTTCAACCCAGGCAGCCGTGACCACATCGCTCTGTGGCTCAAGCGGCTGTACGGATGGCGGCCTGATGAGTTCGGTAAGGATGGCAAACCCACGGTGGATGAAACCATCCTGAGCCAGCTCCCCTATCCCGAAGCTAAGGCCCTCGTTAGGTATCTGATGGTGGGCAAGCGGCTCGGGCAGCTCGCTGAGGGTAAGGAAGCGTGGCTGAAGAACGAGAAGAACGGGCGTATGCATGGCTCGGTCAACCCGAACGGTGCAGTCACCAGGCGGATGACACACAGCCGGCCAAACATGGGTCAGGTCCCAGCAGGCTACTCTCCTTATGGGACTGAGTGCCGTGCCCTGTTCATTGTCCCGAAGGGGAAGGTTCTGGTGGGCGCTGATGCTGCTGCATTGGAGCTGCGTGACCTCGCTGGGTACATGGCTGCGTATGACGGTGGCGAGTATGTCAAGGTGGTTCTCGAAGGGGACAAGAGCAAAGGCACTGACATTCACTCGGTCAACGCCAGGGCTCTTGGGCTGGACCCTAAGGGCATCTACTTCGATGGCGAGAGTGGTCGTGACATTGCCAAGACCTGGTTCTATGCGTTCATCTACGGAGCTGGTGACGAGAAGCTGGGGTTCATCACCACACGGGTGAAGGGTCCTAAGGCTCGCTCTGCTGGCAAGAAGAGCCGCTCTGACTTCATGCGCAACCTCCCTGCACTGGGCAAGCTAGTTGAGCGTGTCAAGGCCGCAGTGAAGGAACGCGGGTTCCTCAAGGGGCTCGATGGCTGCATCCTGCACATCCGCTCACAGCACTCCGCGCTGAACACCCTGCTGCAATCCGCTGGTGCAATCCAAATGAAAAAGGCCCTGTGCATCCTCGACGCTGACATTCAGGCGATGGGGCTCGTGCCAGGTATCAACTATGAGTTCGTCGCAAATGTTCATGACGAATGGCAAATTGAGGTAGATGAAGAACATGGCGAAGCCGTTGGCAAGTTGGCTGTCCAAGCTATCCGCAAAGCTGGCGAGTATTTCAAGTTCAAGTGCCCGCTCGATGGAGAGTACGGAATCGGAAGGAACTGGGCAGAGACTCATTGAGGTCCTGCATCGAGCACAGAACGGGGGCTTCTCGCTTCAGTGCGATTACGCGCGTGTGAATGCTGGGTACGTGAGCATGGCCGCTTCTATGGGCCTCATCACGACTGAGCAGGAGCGTGGTACGTATGGGCGCAAGTGGTTCGCCACTCGCAAGGGCAAGGCGTTCCTGGAGGTTCACTGATGTTCGGACTATCAAGCAGCATCCTTAAGTGGGCCATCGGAATCGCGGTGGCCCTTTTCATTTGTGCCGCTGGTTTCTTTGCGGTCCACACATTCACATCAACGGTGAAACAGAACGGGCAGCTAGAGGCCACTAACGTGACCCTGAAGGCTGACGCAGCGAAGGCTTCGAGTGCCGCTGAAGTGGCCGTTAAGAAGCTCGACCAGCTGGACACCATCACCCAGGAGAAGCAAGCAAGTGAGCAAGCAATCCACAAAGACAACGCTGCATTCAAGCATCAGCGTGAAGCACTCGCAGCGAGCAGCCCTGTGGTCCAAACGTGGGCTGCTGAGCCTGTGCCTTCCGATGTTGTTCGCAGCCTGTGCGAGCGCACCGCAGTCCGTAGCCCCGATTGTCACCGAGACCAAGACGGTGCAAATCCCCAAGTCCCTGACAGCACGCACCCAAGCAGCGGTGTGCAGGCTGGCCACTAACGGTGACCTGGTGGACTGCATCAAGGCATATGACAACCAACTGAACTCGTGCAACGCCGACAAGGGCCGCATTGAGGATTTTCAAAAGGACCCGAAGTGAAGCTTAACTGTGGTCCTACGCAGCAGGAAAAGCAGCACGCCCATGACCTGAAACGCTGGGAAGAGCGCAACCGACTGGAGCAGTGGCATCGGCACTTCGCGCTGTTCCCTGTTCGCATCGGGTCAGGTGAGTGCCGCTGGCTGGAAGTTGTGGAGCGCAGAGGCACCGACTGGAGCTGGTGGAATGACTGCCACTCGACCTGGGAATATCGCCCATGCAAATGACCCACGCCCAGCTCATGGAGTTCCACACCAACGAACTCTTGGAGGCTCACCGTCAGCTCACCCTGGCGGGAGTCTCCACCCATCTCAACGGCTCTCCCCTAACCATCAGCCAACGCTGCGCCCTCGCAAGGGAAGCGCTGGTTGCATGGGGGAGTACGCAATCCGTCCTGAATAAGGCAATGCAATGAATCTAATCCAACAGTTTGATGAAGCCCTGGCGAAGCTCCAGGCGGTCGGTGTGAAGGGCCTCATCGCGGGGGGCGCTGTACGTGACCATCTGCTGAACCGCCCTGTGAAGGACATCGATGTGTTCGTACCGTACTCGGAAGACATCGAGCAGAAGCTACAGGCGGCCTTTGGGGTCCTGCACGTGAACCCGCTCATCTCCGCTGAGTACGCTGGAGCTGGCGGTGAGGTGGAGCACGTGTATGAAGTGGCCATCTCCAGTGACCCGTTCGGCTCTCTCGAAGAGATCACACGCCCGCCCCTTCAGATCATCGTACTGGCCCCTGGCCTGGACCCTGTGGACCGCGCACGTCATCACGACTTTGGCATCTGCCAAGCGTGGTATCTGGGTAATGGCCAGTTCGGTGAAACGTTGGCCTTCACGAATGACGTGATGCACCAGCGGTTCACCCTCAGCCACTGCGAAGACCAACAGCAGTTTGATCGTTCGATGCGCCGCTGGGAACGCTTCCGTGAGCGCTTCGATGGGTTCTACCTGTATGTGCCATTCGAGTTCATGGAGTTCAACCAGGGAGAGCGAGTATGAGCACGGGCACCCTGAAAGAGCTCATGCGGTTGTTTGAGGATGAGGCTGATGAGGTTGAGGTGGTCAAGGAAGGTGACTGGACCAACGACCACAAGCACCAGTACTGCACCACCATCGTGAAGTTCGAAGGCAAGCTGTACGCCATCGAGCAATCCCGCAGCGGGAGTTACTGGTCTGACTACGAGTATGACGAGCCTGAGGCGTATGAGGTTGAGGCATACACGAAGACCATCACCAAGTACCGCAGAGTCGCTGGTTGAATACCACGCTGCTGATTGACGCGGACATCGTTGCATTCAAGATTGCCTCCACAGCCCAGAAGACATTCAAGTTCGAAGATGAGAACGGTGAAGTCATTGAAGCTGTCTCGGTCGATGACTGGGAGGAAACGGCACCACGCCTGGATGCATTGATGGCTGAGTACCTGGTAACCACCAAGGCGGATGACCTCATCATCTGCCTCTCATGCCCCACCGAAGAAGGCTGGCGCATCGGCATCTATCCAGAGTACAAAGCGAACCGCGACTACTCGAAGCGTCCGGTCTACCTGAGCGCCTGCAAGGACTACCTGGCTGAGAAGTATCGCAGCTATCGCAAGCCCACGATGGAAGCAGACGACATCATGGGCATCCTCTCCACTCACCCCACGCTGGTCCCCGGCAAGCGAATCATCGTGTCCGAAGACAAGGACATGCAGACCATTCCAGGATGGCTCTGGAATCCCGCTAAGGACACCAAGCCGCGCCTCATTGATGAACATCACGCCAACTACTTCCACCTTTACCAGGCCCTCATCGGTGACACCACTGATGGCTACAAGGGATGCCCTGGCATTGGTCCTAAGAAGGCTGAGCCGATTCTGGAGGCGCACTGCCACGAGACCAAGCATGACAGCGGCTTTGACGTGGAGGGCGCATGGGAATCCATCGTGGCCACCTACGAGAAGAAGGGGCTGACTGAAGAGGATGCATTGCTTCAGGCACGGCTGGCGCGCATCTGTCGCGCTGGGGATTACGATTTTAAGAAGGGCGAAGTGAAGTTATGGAAACCGCAGTAAAGAACAGCAGGACCTGTCTGGACTGCACCCACGGGAAGCTTGACCTCAGCAATGGGGCCGTGTGGTGCAAGAAGCAGGAACGAGAGATTGTCCAGTGGTTCACCACTCCCGCTAAATGCCACGACTACAAGGATCAAGCTTGAGCCAAGAACGAGACTGCAACACCTGTGCGAACCATGTACAGGGGAATGTCCTCAGTAAATCCTTGGATGATGTTCCTACAGCCTGCTGGACCTGCTGTGCCTCTGAGTCCAGTGGTGGTCCAGTGTTGCCCGCGTGGAAGCCGATTGCTCTGACCGGCAAGGCTCTTCAGGAAGCATTTGAAGAGGCCTTCGATATTCCTGTTGGTGTTCCCCAGATGGACCTCGCGGCACTCCAGCGGCAAATCGGCGGGGCTCACTACAAGGGCCTGAAGATTCAGCCGATGGAATACTCGGTGGCCAACGGCCTCAACGCCTGTGCCCACACGGCAATCAAGTACATCACCCGGAAGAAGGGTGACAAGGCCAAGCGGCTGGAAGACCTAGACAAGGCCATCCATTCGATTGAGCTGTACAAGCAGTTCATCCTGGACGGGATTCTAGAAGACTGAGCTGAGCCGCTGGGAGCCGCTACCACAGGGCTTCTGGCGGGTTAGCAGTCCTATACCCCGGCTATAGCTCTACGCCGATTTTCAGATTAACTCTCATGTTATAGGCGTATGTCAGATTCACTCTCATCCCGCATTGGCAGCCTCATCACCTTCGACCTTCTGAAGGCGCTTGATGAGCTGTACCCCCTTAGCCTCCCCGACCCTAAAGATTCCCCAGCGGAACTCTGGATCAAGGTCGGAGAGCGCCGCTTAGTCGAAGTCCTGTATGCGAAGTATGCAGAGGCTAACGACCCCTCCTGAGGTTACCTTCCCATGTGCATGTCCGCTCCTAGTGGTCCGAAGCAACAGACGGTTGCACCAGCACAGTCCCCCAATCCGATGGCGAACCCTGATAGCACCCCCAACAGTTCAACTGTAGGTGGCGCACGGGCAGCTTCGACTGGGCGTAATGCGCTTCGTATTGACCTGACCCAGCCCGCTCCAGCAGCATCAGCCGCTAACGGCCTCACCATTCCGCAAGGATGAGCGAAGCTGACGGCAGTCTCCGGGGACGCTATGACAAGCTGAGCGGTGACCGGTACGCGTTCCTGGAACGTGGACGTGACTGCGCTAGGCTGACCATCCCCACCTTGCTTCCTCCTGAGGGCTCCACGAGTGCAACGAAGTTCCGCACCCCGTACCAGTCCTTAGGCGCTCGTGGTGTCAACAACCTCGCAGCCAAGCTCCTTCTCGCTCTGCTTCCACCTAACTCACCGTTCTTTCGCCTAGTGGTCGATGACGTGATGCTGGTGAAGCTCACAGGCCAGAAGGGAATGCGGGCTCAGGTTGAAGATGCATTGAGCAGTATGGAACGCTCAGTGATGAGCACCATCGAAACGAGTACTATCCGCACCTCTGCATTCGAAGGTCTCAAGCTCCTGCTGGTGACCGGCAATGTTCTCTTCTTCCTGGCACCTGAGGGCGGCATGAAGGTATTCCGACTGGACCGCTACGTGGTCAAGCGGGACCCTATGGGGAACGTGCTGGAGATTATCACGAAGGAGAATGTATCGCCTATGGAACTCCCGGAGAATATCCGTGCGGCTGTTCTGGCGAACAAGACCAACGATGACAACGCGGACATCATTGAGGTCTATACCTGCATCAAGCGCACTCTCACGAACTGGGAAGTGTGCCAAGAGGCCAACGGTATCGAACTACCTGATTCCCGTGGCTCGTACCCTCTGGGCAAGTCCCCCTGGATTCCTTTGCGGTTTATCGCAGTGGATGGGGAAGACTATGGCCGTGGCTTTGTCGAAGAGTATCTGGGTGATATTCAGTCCCTGAACGCTCTCCGTAAGGCCATCGTGCAGGGGTCCGCAGCAGCCGCTAAGGTTCTCTTCCTGGTCAAGCCTAACTCCACCACGAAGCTCCGCGTTCTCACTGAGAGCGAATCAGGAGCGGTGAAGGAAGGTAATGCCGAAGATGTCACGGTCCTCCAGATGCAGAAGCAGGCTGACTTTGCAGTAGCGAAGCAGACTTGCGACACCATCACTCAGGAGCTTTCATTCGCGTTCTTGCTCAACACCGCAATCCAGCGGGACGGTGAGCGGGTGACTGCGGAAGAGATTCGTTACATGGCCAATGAGCTGGAGAGTTCTCTGGGCGGTGTCTACTCGACACTCAGCCAGGAGTTCCAGCTACCACTCGTACAGCGGGTGATGTTCCAGATGGAGCGCCAGGGGAAACTCCCCACGCTGCCAGCAGGGACCATTAAGCCAGCCATCACCACAGGCATTGAAGCCATTGGGCGTGGTAACGACCTCACGAAGCTCCAGCAATTCATGACCTCGCTTGAACAGCTTGGTCCTCAAGTAGCCCCCACGTACGTCAACATGGGTGACCTCATCAAGCGTACCGGCGCATCGCTCGGTATCGACATGAATGGCCTCATCAAGACGGATGAACAGATTGCAGCCGCAGAGCAGCAGGCTCAGATGCAAAACATGCTTCAGACCCTCGGCCCTAACGCAGTCAATCAGATGGGCGGCCTGGCAAAACAACACATGCAGGGCGCGCAGCAAGCAGCCCCACAAGGACAGTAATGGCAGACGCTATCCCGGCAGCAACAGCCGAAACGAAGGCACCTGAAGCAAAGCCGCAGAAGGGCAGTAAGCCCCAACCGGTTGAACAGGCTGTGGTCAAGAAAGGCCACAAGCTGGATTCCCACGATGCCCACCGGATGGACCACTGATGAGCGATAAGGCAAACGCAGCAGCCGACCAGGCCGCAGCAGTTCCGCAGCCCGGTACGCCTGAGCACGATGCAGCGATGGCTGCAAAGTTTGACGCAGCGAACCCAGCAGCGGTAACGCCTGAGGCTCCGGTTCGTCCTGAGCATGTCCCGGAGAAGTTCTGGAATGCTGAGACTGGTGTTATTGACACGGCAGCATGGGCTCAGTCCTACAAGGAACTGGAGCAGAAGCAATCACAAGCGAAGCCGGTAGAAGGCCAGCAGGCTCCCGTAGAGGGCGCTAATGGTGCAGCTACGGATGACGCAGCGAAGGCCGCTCTGGAGTCGAAGGGTCTCAAGCTCGATGACTTCAGCGCTGAGTTCCAGAAGTCTGGAGCCCTCTCGGAAGACTCGTATCAGAAGCTGGAAGCCGCTGGCATCCCTAAGCCGATGGTCGATGCGTACATCGCTGGCCAGCAAGCTCTTGCAGCTCAGGTTCAGGCTCAGGGCTTCGAAGCAGCAGGCGGTAAGGAGCAGTTCGAGCAGATGGTGAAGTGGGCTGCTACTGGCCTCACGCCTGGCGAGATTGCTGCCTATGACGCTGCTGTAACTGGCGGCAGTGTGGACCAGATGAAGCTCGCTGTGGCTGGCCTCCGTGCCAGCTACGAAGCCGCTAATGGCCGCGAACCTGGTCTACTGGGTGGCAAGCCTGGCAGCGGTAACGCACCCGGCTACGCATCGCGCGCTGAGATGACCACGGACATGAAGGACCCGCGCTATGGCAAGGACCCCGCATTCCGCGCTAAGGTCGAAGCCAAGCTTGCAGCCACCACGGCCTTCTAATCATGGGCTTCCTCCACATGAAGGGCGCTACGGTAAACGCTAGTGGCACCCTCATCGCTACCGCACGTCCCATTGGGACCAACAAGATGGACCTGACTGATGCCTCTCTGGATCACGGCACGTCCATCCTGTACGGTAACGAGACCATCCCGATTCATGAAGCAATCCGTATGGGGCTTCTGTGGCGCGATGCCACGAATACCCTTGTTGAGCTGAATCAGGCTCAGCCTGCAACGCGCACCAACGCTTAACCGCATTACATCTCAAGCACACCTAGCAAGGAACACTTGGCCTCCCTGAGGGGAGACAACCATGCACACGTCCGAACCTCTGCTGTAGCTCTGAAGTGAACCCTCCAAGGCCGCCCTCTGGCCGCTCTTCACTCAAGTAAGGATTTACCAAATGTCAGACGCAACAGTCATTCGTCCTGGTCAGGCCAACGGCGCTGGCGCTACCGATGCTCTTTTCCTGAAGGTCTATGGTGGTGAAGTTCTGACCGCCTTCGAGCAGAACAACATCGTGATGCCGCTGCATACGGTTCGTACCATCAGCTCGGGCAAGTCGGCCCAGTTCCCGGCAACGTGGCGCGTGAACGCTCGCTACCACACTCCGGGTACGGAAATCGTTGGTCAAGCTTCGAACGTGAACGAACGTGTTATCACGATTGACGACCTGCTGATTGCAGATGCGTTCATCGCGAACATTGACGAAGCGAAGAACCACTACGATTACCGCTCGATTTACTCGGCTGAAACTGGCCGTGCTCTCGCAGCGAACTGGGACAAGAACGTTCTCCAGGTCATGGCTCTCACGGCTCGCCTCTCGGCAACCGTAACGGGCGCTAACGGTGGCACGCAGCTCACCTCGGCTACCACGCTGTACAAGACCTCGGCCACGGACTTGGCAGCGGGTATCTACTCGGCTGTCCAAACGTTCGATGAGAAGGACATCCCGGAGACCTCGCAAAAGAATGCTTTTGTGCGCCCGGCTCAGTACTACCTCCTGGCGCAATCGACGGCTCTCCTGAACCGTGACTGGACCTCGGGCAATGGTGACTACAAGGATGGCCGCATCCTCCAAATCGGCGGTGCGTACATCCAGAAGACTAACCACCTCCCGAACACGAACATCACGACTGGCCCCACGGCCTATCAGGGTGACTTCTCGAAGACGGCGTGTGTGGTCACGACCAAGGAAGCAGTAGGTACGGTCAAGCTTCTGGACCTCGCTCAGGAAATGCAATACGACATCCGCCGTCAAGGCACGTTGATCGTGAGCAAATATGCCGTAGGTCATGGCAGTTTGCGTCCCGAGTGCAGTGTGGAACTCTTGACGACCACGTAATTGGTACGGGGAGAGACACATCAAGGCTCCCCGTGCGGTCATTGCGGGGAGACAACGAAGTATCGCAATCGAAAGTGCGTGAACTTCTACAAGAAGGGCCATCGGGAGATGGTCTACACCCCACCGGTAGTTACTGAGCAGGAATGCAGGGCATGTAACGCGGTCCTTCCGCTGACTGAATTTGAAGAGCGGAGGGATACTGGCAAGCATAGGACCGAGTGTAGGGAGTGCAGAGCTATCGCTGAGGTAGCGCGAAGGTACTCCATCACTGTTCCTGACGTGCATGCTCTGTTTGAGCAGCACGGCAACGCATGCCAAATCTGCGGCTCAGACGGTAAGGACCATGCAACCTTCAAGCGCCTAGTGGTGGATCACTGCCACTCAAGTGGGAAGGTGCGTGGCCTCCTGTGCAGTCACTGCAATTCAGCGTTAGGGCATCTCCGAGATTCCCCGCAGTTCGCGCTGAACGCGGCAGCATATCTTCAGCAACACTCGTAACACCCACAGGGGGATTCGCTTAATCGCGGGTCCCCCTTTTTTGTTTACCCATAGAGGATTCCCCAATGGCCTCCGCATTTATGACGGAACTCGAAGCAGTCAATATGTGCCTGGCTGCTATCGGAGAGTCTCCTGTCAACACCATCACGAACTCTGGGCTGGCTGACGTTGCAGCAGCACGGGCCAAGCTCACGGAACTAAGCCGTACCGTTCAGTCCACCGGCTGGGCCTTCAACACGGAACACAAGTTCCCCCTGATGCGCGCCTCCGATGGCACCATCACGCTCCCCACGAATTCCCTGAAGGCATCTATTGACCGTCGCGTGAGTGATGCTCAGGTGGCTCAGCGTGGTCAGAGCCTGTACGACAAGAAGAACCACACCTACATCTGGGACCGGGACCTGTGCGCTGATTTGGTCTTCTTCCTGGACTGGGATGAACTTCCACAAACTGCTCGCCAGTACATCGCTATCTGCGCAGCTCGGTCCTTCCAGGCCACTGCATTCACCTCAGACACCATCGACAAGCTCACCGAGAATGACGAGCTGAAGGCCCTCACAGCCCTCAAGGATGCTGAAGGTGACAACGGGGACTACAACATGTTCTACGACAGCTACAGCGTAGTGAGTGCGTGGGAGCGCCCCGATACCGCCCTCCTGTATTAATGCTCATCAACAAGAGTATCCCCAGCCTGTTCAACGGTGTCAGCCAGCAGCCCCCTACGCTTCGCCACGACACCCAGGCTGAACTCAGTGAGAACGCCTATCCGTCCATCGCTACAGGACTCCGCAAGCGGCCCCCGCTGTCTTACCTGGCGCTTCTCTCACGCGCTGTAATCAGCAACGCAGCGGTCCACATCATCAACCGCTCCACGACTGAGCGCTATGTGGTCTTCGGGACCAATGGCGGTATCCAGGTGTACAGCCTTCTGGATGGCTCACCGCGCACCGTGAGTTTCCCTAACGGGACCGGTTACCTTGCATCTGCATCGCCCAGTACTGAGCATCGAATGGTGACGGTAGCGGACTATACGTTCGTACTGAACACGTCCATCCCCGTGCAGCCCACAGCAGCCACCGCTACGAACCCCGCTAATGTGGCGTGGTTCTACGTCAACAGCTTCCAGGCGAACACCTTCATCACCATCACGGTGGATGGGACGAGCGCGCAGTACGGTATCCGTGGGGACACCTCTAACGATACCGGTACGGTAGCTACAGGCATCGCTACGGCCCTTCAGACCGCTCTGGGCGGTGGCTATACGGTGGCCGCTAACAGCCCCATTGCAGGGCTCGTTCAGGTGGTCAAGGCCGCTGGTGCAATCAGCTCTGTCTCCAGCTCAGACACCTACGGCAACACCCTCATTGTTGACCTGTACAACCCGGTCCAGACCTTCTCCAAGCTGCCCCCTTCGTTCGTCGCTGGCTACACGCTACAGATTGTCGGGACCCCTACAGACGGCACTAGCAGCTACTACGTGGAGTTCAAGGGCAGCTCATGGGTGGAAGCAGTCAAGCCTGGGCTGTCTAATGGCTTCAACGCTGCAACCATGCCGCATCAACTCATCCGGCAGGCTGATGGCACCTTCGTGTTTCAAGAGGTGTCGTGGGAATCCCGCAAGGTAGGCGACAGCATCACCAACCCGCCCCCTTCGTTTCTGAACCGCAACATCGCGGACATCTTCTACTACCGTGGCCGGCTGGGCTTCCTGGCTGATGAGAACGTGTGCATGTCCCGTGCGGGTGAGTATTACAACTTCTGGGGCAAGTCAGCCACTGCGGTCATCGACACGGACCCTATCGACACCAACGTGGGGACCAATAAGGTTTCCATCCTGAAGTACGCGGTCCCGTTCGATAAGAGCCTCCTGCTGTTCTCCGACCAGACCCAGTTTCAGCTCACGGGTGGTCAGGAGCTGATGAGCCCCAAGACGGTCAAGGCCGATGTGGCCACGGAGTTTGATAGCGGGACCGCAGCGCGCCCCGTTGGGCTCGGCCAAGCGGTGTATTTCGGGGTGACAGTGGGATCCCATACGGGAGTCCGAGAGTATTACGTGGACGCCACCACGCTCACCAACGATGCAACTGATGTGACCGCTCATGTCCCCACGTACATCCCAGCGAACCTCTACAGCCTGGCTGCAAGTTCATCTGAGGATGTCATCTTTGCCCTGTGCAGGGATGAGCCGAACGCGGTCTACGTGTACAAGTTCTTCTGGTCTGGAAATCAGAAGCAGCAGAGCGCGTGGTTCAAGTTCGTATTCGACACGGGCACCTCAGTGCTGGGAGCAGAGTTCATCAACAACAAGTGCTACTTCATCCTGAACAGGGCTGATGGGACGTACCTGGAAACGATGGACCTCCAGGCGGACCTCTCGGATGCAGGCATTGGCTTCATCGTTCATCTGGACCATCGCGTGTACGTGAGCGGGTCCTACGACTCCACTAGTAACCTGACGACCTTCACGCTTCCCTTCGCGGTTGCAGCTTCAGGGTATTCAATGGTAGCTGGCCCTGCCTTCACTGGAAAGGTTGGGAAGAAGATTGCGTTCACTGCTAACGGCGGATACACGGTGACAGCTCCGGGTAACTGGACCGCTGGGCCTGTGTTCTTCGGGCAGGACTACTCGATGCGTTACGTGTTTTCGGAGCAGTACGCTAAGGACCAGAACCAGGTGGCGATGACGAACGGCAAGCTCAAGCTGCGCCGCTTCTATCTCGACTACACGAAGACTGGCTACTTCCGCACGGAGGTGCAGCCGAAGGCCCGCGACACGTACACGTATGTATTCAGTGGCCACACCCTTGGGACCAGCTCAGCAACTCTCGGCGTCCCCTCAATCGAGTCAGGGACCTTCAAGTTCCCCGTTATGACCGCGAATGAGGGCGCTCGGATTGAGGTCATCAATGACTCGTATCTTCCGTCCATCTTCCAGTCCGCTGGCTGGGATGCTGAGTTCGTCACCTTCGGGAGGCGCGTGTGATTATCCGCAAGGCAACCGAAGCGGACTGTCACGTTCTCTTTCCGAAGCTCCGCAAGCAGGACCGTGTGGAGATTGAGCTGTCCTCAGGTGACCCTACGGTGGGCGTGATGCTGCGCGCGCTGGAGATGTCTGATGAGGCGTGGGTGGCCGTGGGTGACTCTGGAGAGCCTTTCGGCATCTATGGGGTGACCACGGTGGATGGCATGGGGAGCCCCTGGATGGTGGCCACCCCTGAGGTCTACCAGCACACCAAGGCTCTCGTTAAGGATGGCCGGAAGTGGGTCGCTGAGATTCTCCCGCGTTACCCGATGCTGTTCAACTTCGTCCACGCGGAGAACACCCGTTCCATCGCTTGGCTCCGCGCTTTGGGCTTCACTCTTGGTGAGATGGTTCCTCAGTACGGAGCCCACAAAGCTCCATTCATTTTCTTTCACAGGGAACGCCATGTGTGAACCAGCAACAATCAGCACACTTACCGCGCTGACTGTAGCCAGTATGGCAGCGAGCGCTGCTGGCGCAGTGGCTACGTATGTGCAGGGCAGCGAAGCAGCGCGTAGGCAGACTAACGCCACGCAGCAGGCCTATGACGCTTCAGTGGGTCAAATTCGCAACCAGCAAACTCAGGAGTCCCAGCAGGCAGCCGAACAGATGTCTGAGCGGGCTCGCCAGGCGATGATCGAAACGGGACACCTCCAGGCCCTAGCGAATGACTCAGGGACCAACGGCGGTGGCAGCAATGACCGCGTGACCAACGAAGCGAACTTCAATGCTGGTCAGGACATCGCAGCGATGCAGCAGAACGCATCCTCAGCTCAACGCCAGCTAGCAGAGCAGGCAACCGGAAGCTACGCACAGGCGGCCACAAGGGATGCGAGCATCCAGCAGCCAAGCCTGATTGGTACTGGCCTCCAGATTGTGGGCTCTTCGCTGTCATCGTACAGCTCTCTTCAGGGTGCGAAGCTTCGTGCTTCTGGAAGCATCCCGCAGTACAACTCCACCACGTAACTCTATCTGAGGATAGGAATGCCACCTAACAACCCGCAGTCCATCACAGCACGACCGGCAGGAGACCCTGGCCAACGTCAGGTTCTCTTCCAACCCCAGGAGCGGGTGGTGGACACCTACGCAGCGCCCAGCCAGGACACAGCACTTAACGGGCTCATTGAGGGTCTCAAGAGCTTCAACCCGGCGCTGAATCAGTACGTCAACCTTCAGAACCAGAAGGATGCCACTGCTGCATTCAAGGAGGGCACCGCTCAGGGACAACTGGCTGATGCTGGCCTCACCGATGCGCAGCCTGGCGGGATCAAGGTTCCGCCACCCCCTGACAACCTGAAGATTGACCCAGCGTTTAACGATACGTTCGCTGCTGGCTACCGCAACTCAGTGGGCGCGAAGATTGGTAATCAGGTCCAGACGGACATCCTGAGCGCCTATGCGCAGCATAAGAACACCGATGGCTTCGACCCTGAGCAGTTCCTGCATGAGCAGGTAGCGAGCCACACAGCAGGCATCACGGACCCGGCTATCGTAGATCAAGTGTCCAAGAGCGTGGCCACTACGGCTGACCACGTTCGCCAGGACTACGCTCAGGTCCAGCTCCAGCGCCTGAAGGAAACCGCAGTAGGGAATCTCTCTGCTGTGGCTGATGGCGTACTGGACCCTAGCAAGCCGCTCTCCCAGATGTGGGATGGAGTCCAGAAGGTCCTGGAGCCGATGCGTGGTCAGATGGGCATGATGACCCGCCCTGAGATGGCTGACATGCTACTGGACAAGATCAACAACTTGTCTACCCAGGCGGGAGGCCGCCCCGAACTCTTCGACCTCTTCAGCCAATTCAAGGACCCCACCACGGGCCTCACGTTGCAGCAGATGAACCCGAAGATTCAGACTGAGGCCACGCGCCTACAGCATCGGGCCACCGAAGAGCAGAACCAGCGCATCGAGCAGGGCCAGCAGACGGACTTCTTCAAGAAGACCGTGGCCGATGAGGATGCAGCGAGCCAGGGCAAGGAACCGGACATCAATGACTTCGTGAACCGCATTGGTCCGCTGAATCAGTTCAAGACGGCCAGCGCTGCCTTGGGCGAGTACCGGCGTTTGCAGGGCATGGCTGACAAGGCTCAAGGGGATGCTCAGGCGGTCCAGGCGGTTGGCAATGGTACGGCATGGGCGCTCGATAAGAAGACCGCTCAGGGGGCTCTGGACACGGCACAGCAGCCTGACGTGAACACCCTCATGCAGGTAGTCAGTAGCGCATCAGCAGGCGACCCTTCACAGCTCCCTCAGGTGCAGCAGGCCATCAAGTCCATCACGGACATCACGGGGCGCTCTGGCCGCAGTGACCTCGCTAACACCAACCTCAAGGCTCTCATTGATGGAACCGTAAATGCAGTCCCTCCGAAAGATGGTCAGCCTTCGAGTCAGTTTAAGCTGGCGGCAGCGCTTTATGCTGGTCTACCTGACCAACTTCGCTCACTCTATTTCGATGAGAAGGCTTCGGCCCTCTTTGGCTCCTACAGCAAGGACCGCTCGGCTGGCGTAGATGACAACACGGCTTACGCCACTGCGTACAAATCGGCAACTCCAGAGGCTCAGAAGTTTGCCAAGGAGCTGACCAGCAATCCTGAGTGGAAGGCCAACGTCACCAAGCAGGTGTCTGGGCTCACCACGGACTGGTATCAGAAGATTCCGGTAGTTGGACGAATCTTCGGAGGCACTCCGCAGAACGAGCAGGCCACATCTACATGGGCACAGCTCCAGCTCCGGGAGTTCTACACGCGTAACCCCACGGCATCCGATAGTCAGGCTAAGGATTGGATTCAGAATCAGGTGAAGACGAACTTCGTCTATGACCCTGTGAACAAGGTGGACCTCCAGGTTCCCCCGAACCAGGCTAGTGACCAGACTGCGGAGGCCATGAAGAGCTACCTGGAGAAGGCTCGTGAGCAGTACGGTGAGGATGCGAATCCTGGCCTCATCTACGGCAAGGATGGCAAGTACACGCTGGCCGCGTTCATCAATGGCGCTCCGGTCCACAAGCTGGCTGATGTGACGTTTGACCAAATCATTCAGCAGAACGCCAGCACGAAGGTACTGAGCAGTGATGAGCGCTCCGCAATGGCTGGCCTCCAGTCCAAGCTGAACTCCGGCTCAGCAACCACGCAGGACCTGATTGATAACGCTCAGCTCCTGGCCAAGGCCTCGAACCTCCGTCAGCTCAACGATACGACCCAGGGGCAAATCGCTAAGGTCCGCGAGAGTGCCTTCAACGGGGCTATGGATAACGTCTTCAACTTCCCCACGGCTCCTGCTAGCTTTGCTGGTCTCTCAGGCTCCCGCCTCACGGGGCAGGGCTCGAAGATTCAGGTGAACCAGGCGGGCAACTTCCTGGGCTCTGGGAACTACGCAGCGGCTCTCACCACGATGGGTGAAGGGTTGGTCCTTAAGGCAACTCCTGACCCGAACCCGAAGGCTGGTAACAACATCGGCTACGGGTACAACCTGAACGCCAACTCAGCAACCATCGGGGAAGACTTCCGGCGAGCTGGGATTCCCGCTACGTCCATTGACGGAATCAAGAACGGCACCGTTCAGATTACCCAGGAGCAGGCAGCACGGCTCCTTGAGGTTTCCCTTCCGCGCTACACCGACAGAGCCAAGCAGGCTGTAGAAGCTGCGAGCCCTGGCCTCTGGGGAATGATTAACCAGAACCAGCGCGCGGCCCTCACGGATGTTGCGTACCAAGTGGGCGACGTTAGCCAGTTCCATAAGGCAATCGGCGCTCTTGCTCGCAAGGACATCCCGGCATTTAACGATGCCCTCAAGGTGACCTATGCGGGCAAGGATGGGAATCGTATTGAGGACTCCCGCCGTAACAATCTCCGCTCTCTCATGATTAACGGTCCTATCGCATTCCTTCAAGGCATCAAGGAGGCTGCGCGGACATCTAACTAATTTCCGCACATGGCCGACACGACCACGATTGACAGCGCAGTAGCAGCAGTACGGGCGGACCAGCAGGCGAGCCCAAGTCCCGTTCCGGTAATCCAGCAGACTCCCTATCCCGTTGACCAGTATTCGCAGCTTCAGGCGAAGCAGGCACGGGAAGCAGGGATGTCCAAGCTGGATTACCTGGGCTCTATGTGGCGACAGGACTCCTGGATTCCGGGAGCCATTGACCACTGGGCAGGGAACCAGCTTCAGCCCGACCCGACATACAACCCGTATGACGAAGCAACAAACAAGGACCTGACTGAAGGTGTGTGGCCTGAGTTTCAGGGGCAGTTCGCTCAGGCCACTTCGGCCGGCCAAGCTGCATGGATGAAGCAGAGCATCCTTCAGAAACAGAAGGACCTGGAGAATCTCGGAGACCTCGGCACGGCTGGCAACGTTGGCCGCTTCGCTGCGGGCATGGCCTTCGGCTTGGTGGACCCAATCAACCTCGCCGCTATGGCAGCTTCAGGTGGCACCTCGCTCATCGCTAAGGGAGTCGCTCAGGCATCACGAGTAGCCGAAGGGGTCAACGTAGCAGCTCAGGCAGCACAGGAAGCCTCCCGTATGCGTCCCATCGCTACTGGGATGATGACTGCCGGGGGCTTAGGACTGGGTACTGAGAAGCTGCGACAGCAGTACAACTTTGAAGATGACACGATGGGGGTCCTGAAGGCTGGCGTGATGTCGATGGCCTTCGCTGCCCCGTTCGTTGGCCTTCATGCCCGTGAGCAGCTTCGCCTACAGAAGAACGCTGGCGTGGAGAATGCCGCTATCGACTCGCTGGCGAAGCAGCAGGCTGGCCAGGAGCTTTCCCCTGAGGAACATGCGAATCTCCAGCAGTACACCGAGAAGCTACAGCAGGCAGCAAAGGTGGACGCAGGACTGGCTGAGCAGGCGCCTGAAGTCACAGGGCCGAAGTTAGATGATGCACAGCGCAAGAAGTACGCGGATGCATTCGACCAATACGATGCTGAGCAGGCCGCGCTGAAGAGCAAGCAGCTCCAGGGTATCGAGTCAGACAGCCACATCGCTCAGGCATCTGAAGACCAGCGCGTGGCTGACGTACTGAGCCGCGTGAACGGTCCAGACGAAGCCCCTACGGCCATGCAGCAGGCGTTCGCTAAGGCACTCGGCAAGAAGCCTGAGGAAGTCACTGCGAAGCCAGCAGAAGGCTCTGAAGGCGGTGGCAGTCTTGATGCACCGTGGGCTGGCGAGCGCGCACATGGTGAAGAGCTTCCGACTCTTCATCACGAGCATGTCTGGTGGGATGACGGTACGGGAATGAATGAAGGCCGCGTGGTCGATGAGGACCCGAAGACCGGGAACCTCACGGTGGAGCATCCGCAAACCGGAGAGACCACGCAAGTCAACCGTGCGGACCTCCATGAGCTTTCCCCAGGGCGAACTGAGCCTAAGCCTGCTGAGGGATTCCTGGGAGGCTCTATCGGTGCAGCTCAGATTGCTCCGGTTCAAGGTCTCTGGGAGCAGTCCACCCACATGGCGAAGTGGAAGAAGATTCCCACGCGCTGGGACTTCTTCACGCACCTCAACCAATCGGAGAACCCCCACCTCCAGTTCCTCGGATTCAAGATGGTCAAGGATGCTATCGGCATCGACCCGCACGAAGCGCAGGGCTGGTCAGCATCGGAGCTGAAGTCGCAGTATCGACGCGAGCTGGGTGGCGCATTTCACATGGAAGCTCGCCACGCATATGACGAAGCCGTAAAGACCCGTAAGCTCCCCCTTAACAAGGCCATTCAGTTCCACCGTCAGTTCTATGCGGATGTCTCCCGCGTGGCGCGCGGGGACACTGACGTTCTCAAGGCTAACCCTGACATCGCGCCACACCTCCAGAAGGCCGCTAAGGCTCAGACCGAGTTTTACGCAGAGATGCGCAACCGGTTGGAGAAAGCTGGCGTAGAGGGCGCTGACAATCTACCTGACAATCCTCAGTACGTGAACCGTCAGTGGAGGCAGGACAACATTCGCCAGGCATTCGCAAAGTATGGCAATGACCTGTACCAAGCCGTGGCCAATGCTATTCAGGTTCCCGGCCTAACGGGGGACATCGCCAAGGCGAAGAGCTTCATGGATGCGGTGATGAAGCTGGAGTTCAGCCACGCCATGCAGGACATCCACCTGTACTCCAAGGACCTCGTTACGCTGCGCGATGAGCTGGGCAAGGCTGGCCTCTCAGACCACGAAGTGAACTCGCTAGTGGACCTGATGTTTGACCGCAAGGCTGGTAATGCTGGCGACGCTGGCCAAGCTCCAGCGCTGAAGTACCGCTTCGCCTTGGATGAGAACCACATGGAGCGCATGGCAGATGGCTCCACGTTCAAGCTGTCAGACCTCTTCGAGAACGACTCACGTATCCTGGTGGACCGCTACCTGAATTCGATGGGTGGTCATCTGGCGCTTGCTGAAGTCGGCATTCGTTCCCGTGCGGAGTTCATGCGTCACATGCGGGCGGCCGAGAAGTACCACGAAGAGAATGCGTCGATGACGCAGAGCGCTGAGAAGTTCAACCGAAACAAGCAGTTCGCTCAGGACCTCTACGACCATATCACGGGCCGTCCGATGTCCACGCAGAGCTTCAATCGGGCTGACCGCTTCCTGACCGCTTCACGGGCTGTGACACGCTCCACGATGCTGGGCCAGCTTGGTCTGATGGCATCGCTGGAAATGAAGAACGCTATCGCGCTGTCATCTATGCGCGCCATGCGGCTCCACATGCCAACCTTCATGAGCATCCTCCGCAGCTTCCGCAGTGGCCACCAGCCAACGCTAGGGCTCGCTCGGGATATCGAGATGATTACCGGCTTTGGCCGTGAGCATGTATCTTCGTATTCTCGCCAGCATGAGATTACGGACTACACCTATGACCGTGGCCTGACGCGCTACGAGAACGCTGGTAACACGCTCTCGCACATCGTTGACCACTTCTCAGGTAACTCTCACGTCACCTCCGCATCCCGCAACCTGACTGGCCGGATGATGGTTCAGAAGCATCTGGACTTTGCCACTGAGCGGGTCAAGATGACGGAGAAGCAGCGGGAGCGTATGGTTCATCAGGGGGTCTCCTACGATGACCAACCAGATGTCCACGATGCCCTGAAGAAGTACACCACGATGGACCAGAAGACCGGAGCGGCTCAGACGGTCAACTGGGAGGACTGGAGTAGGAACAACCCAGAGACCTACAGCAAGTTTCAACTGCTGCTGTCTCGGGAGGTTCGTGATGCCATCCAGGACCATGACGTGGGTGAATCCATCCCGTTCATGCACACCACCGTGGGAAAAATCTTCACGGAGCTGAAGACCTTCGTACTGGCTGGACACGCGAAGCAGTTCCTGAAGAGTCTGCACTACCGCGATGCAACCACGTTCGTGCAGTGGGCGTATTCGTTCGTGGGCGCGGCGCTGGAGTACTCGATGCAGCAGTCCATCAACTACGCACACGACCCGGAGAAGCTGCAGGACAAGCTCTCGCCCGCAGCCATAGCGTGGGGGGCAATCCCCCGGATGCCTGTGCTGGGCCTTATGCCGAACCTGATGGAGACTGTGTACAACCCCATCAGCGGTGGTCAAACGTTGTTCACGAATGGCACGGCTAACACAGACAATCGGAACCTGTTCATCACCCCATCCATGACCGCAGCGATGCGCCTGATGACGGCTGGTCAGGTAGCTGGCACTGTCATGAATCCGTTTAGCACCAACACCATCACGCAGAAGGATATGCGCGATGCTCTGTACGCAATTCCCGGAGGCAACATGTTCGGCATGCGTAACGTGAACGACATGATTAGCAGCAACTTCCCGAAGTTCAAGCCCCGCCCACAGAACTAAAAGATGGCATCGGCTTCAGCAGTAAGACCCCAGCGTGTTCGTGTGCTGGGGAAGCGGTACGACATCAAGTATCTCCCGGTTGATAAGTTACCGGATGTCTACGGGCTCTGTCACAAGGGGGACCAGCGCATTGAAATCCGCGATGGCCTCCCCGATGGGGAGGAAGTAGACACAGTTCTCCATGAAGTCCTCCACGCCATCCTTCACGGAATGGGCGTGCAGCTTTCCGAAGCGGTTGAAGAGAAGTTCGTTCTAGCAGCCGCTTCCGGCCTCATCAGTGTCCTTCAGGACAACCCTCAGTTCTCCCGTTGGCTTATCAAGCCGCGCGACTGACCCCCTCTCATAGCCAAGGTTAAATGTACCTCTCACGTTCCGTATACAGCGGGGACGGCTCCACAGCCGCCTTCGCAGTGACCTTCCCGTATCTCTCTCAGGACCACGTTCAGGTTAGCGTGAATGGGGCCAAGCTGATTCAAGGTACGGGTTACACCTGGATTAACTCCAGCACCATTAGCATCTCCCCGGCCCCTTCCGTGGGTGCGAGTAACGTAGACATCCGCCGATCAACCCCTAACGGAGACCTCAGCGTCACATACAGCGATGGGGCCACTCTCGTTGAATCTGACCTGAACACTGAGAATCTTCAGCTACTGTACATCGCTCAGGAGTACGTAGACGATAACGGCTCCCGAATGGGTGTCGTGAATCCAGGAGCTTTGACGTTGGGAGACTGGGATGCGCTTAATAAGCGAATCACTGACGTTGCTGCCCCTGTAGCTGGCGGGGATGCAGCTAATATGGGATGGGTGCAGGGGCTCTTGGCGGGACTCCTTGCCAACGGCATTGGCTCTCCTGTCGTCACCTCAGTAGCAGCCATCAGGTCTACGTCCAAAGCCAAGGCAACTAGCCTGATGGTGGCTGGATACTACAAGTCAGGCGATGGCGGCGGTGGACTGTATCAGCTCGACTCTAGCGACACCACCAGCGCAGACAACGGCGGGACCATCATTGTTGCATCTGATGGTGGACGCTGGAAGCTCCAGCTTACAGGGCCTGTTTCAGTTAAGCAGTTCGGGGCCAAGGGAGATGGGGTAGCGAATGACTCGGCTGCTATCTCCGCTACCGACAGCGCCCCTGATGTTATCGCGTATTACTTCCCGCCTGGGACCTACCGCGCGAGCAATCTGACTCTGGTCAAGCCATTCAGCATGTCTAGCGGGGCGGTTATCAAATATAACGGCACCGCAAGTGCTACCGATGTGGTAATCAACTTCAACGGCAGCAATCAGGGCCTGGGCGCTATCTACATCGACGCGAACAATCAGGACCCGCTTACCCTACTGCTTGTCAACGGCAACAACAACAACATCGAGACAGTCAATGTTTCGAACCAAATTGCCACCCCTGCCAGCCTTCCCAACGGGGCGGTCAAGCTATGGGGTAACGGCAACCGAATCAAGGGGGTCTATGGCATCAACCTGACCAATACAGGTAACGCCAACGTAAGTGTTCCGCAGCTTCTCACGTTCGGCGGCACGTCAACAGATAACGTGGTAAATCTGCTTGATGGCTACAACATTCGAGCGGGGGTGGTGGCTTATTCGACCGGTACGATTAACTTCGTAGACCACGCAAACTACCGTGAAATTCAGGACAACGGCTGCTACATGACAATGGGATATATTGCCATGAAGTCGATGAGCTATGACGGCTATGATGAGGCGCTTGTCTCGATTGGTGGGGGCGGCGACTTCGGCACGGTGAGCGTCACAGCCGGGGGAGGTTCGAACGCGGTTCTTGGTGTGAATGCCAATGGTCCGATTACGATTGGACAGATTCTCCTGCATGGTCCCAATTCGTGTGCGTACATCATCCGCTCTCGCGGAACAGGCGCAGCAGCCGTAGGCTCTGCAATCAAGATTGGCCTTATTTCGGGTGGATTCTACGGTGCGGTTCCCATCTACCTGAACGATACGGGCATGCTGGATTCCCTGTCGATTGGCCGGATTGACATTACGCATTCGTTCAATGCAGCCAGCTATACAGGTTCTTACCTTCGCCTTGATGCAGCAAAGCATCTAAGCCTCGGGCCTATCCGTATCAAGGTAATCGACACGCTGAATAACACAGGAGCTAACACGGGTGACCTGCATATGGTCATTAACTCTGCCCTAAGTTACCCAAGCGTGGCCGATACCATCGCTGTGAGCATCTACAACTCCGATGGAGTTACTCCTAGCGCACGGCAGTTTTATGCGGACAGCTTCTTCCAGCAGAACATGAGCTATATCGGAAGTGCCAATTTCCATAACTCGCTTGCGTCGATTCAGAAGTGGGACGGCTCGCTGTCTAATGGTGGCGGGCTGTTCTCATCTGCTGCCCCCACAGCGGGTTACTGGAGGCGCGGTCAGCATGTGTGGCGGTCTTCCCCAAATGCGAGTGCTACACCTGGCTGGATGTGTGTTGTTGCTGGGACTCCGGGAACATGGGTCAGCATGGCCAACCTCCAGGCTTCGTAAAGAAAACACTAAGGAAACTCACATGGCACTAAAGATTGACACCACGACCCCTCAGGGCATCGTTGTTGCTGGAGCATATTGCCGAGTGGAGGGAATCTCCCTGACCAAGACGGAGATGACATTCACGCTGCGGCGTTATAAGGATGACAGTGACGTCCCGTTCTTCACTGAAGAGTTCTATACCGCACCATACGAATTGAACGGAGTCAACCCGCTCAAGCAGGCATACGGCTACCTGAAGGCACTCCCACCCCTTGCGGGAGCCGTTGACCTGTTCGAAGCTGGACAGCCAGCAGCCTAACCTTAGCGCCTCGGTAGGTTCTCTACTGGGGCCACCCCCATCTATCGCGCGCTACTCCTATGCAAATCGCAGAACACACGAAGACACTCCTTACGCTGGCCGGCATTGGCGCAGCTATCACGCTCGGCAAGCTGCTGTCTGAAGGCGAGCCGATGAACCTCAAGCGCGTAGCTGGCCGTGTCATTGTCGGCTCTGGCTTGAGCATGATTGCCTCCGCAGTGGTGGCCATCTACCCGAACCTCCCGATTGAAGGCGTGTGCGGTGTATCCGCAGCTCTAGCCATCTTCGGGGTCCACTTCCTGGAAGACCTGGTGAAGTCGAAGTTCGGCATCCCGGTAAGCGGTGACTCGAAGTGAGCCAGGCATCGAAGGAGGCTCTTAACGAGCTTCACGGTCTCATCGCTGAAACCCTCACTGGAGCCATCAAGGCTTTCAAAGGGAAGACCGACCCAGAGGAACTGAAGGGCCTTGCAGCGCTCGCTAACGTGGCCAAGAGCTTCCTCAAGGACAACGGCATCGAAGCCCTTCCGTCCGCTAACAAGCCCCTCCAAGGGCTCGCTGAAGTTCTACCGTTTCCTGGCTATGTTGGTGGAGAGGGTGAGGACGACGAGCCGCAGTCAGCATCCGGCTGACGTACAGCCCCTCTACGGGGCCTCCATCTTATACCCACACGCTTCCACTAGGGAATGTCTCCCGAAGGCGTGTGCGGCCTCCTGACGCTTCCTGGAGTCAATGACAGAGCAAGCCGTAGACCCGCTGAAGCAAGACTTCAGAAACTTCCTGTATCTGGTGTGGCGACACCTTAACTTGCCGACCCCCACCCCAGTCCAATACGACATCGCGCGGTTCCTCCAACACGGCCCTAAGCGGCGCATCGTGGAAGCCTTCCGTGGTATCGGCAAGAGCTGGATCACCGCAGCCTATGTGCTGTGGCTGCTGTACTGCAATCCAGAAGAGCGCATCCTCGTTGTGTCCGCATCCAAGGGACGCGCTGATGCGTTCTCCGTGTTCGTCAAGCGGCTCATCGCTGAGATGCCGCTCCTGCACCACCTGAAGCCCCGTGAAGGTCAGCGGGACTCCATCGTGGCCTTTGACGTTGGGCCAAGCTCCGCTCACCAGGCACCATCAGTTCGCTCGGTTGGTATCACTGGCCAGCTCACTGGTGGCCGAGCTACGCACATCATTGCGGATGACGTGGAGGTTCCGAACAACGCACTGACCCAGACCATGCGGGACAAGCTGGCTGAGGCGGTCAAGGAGTTCGACGCTGTGCTGGTCCCTGGTGGTGTCATCACCTACCTGGGCACCCCGCAGACCGAGATGAGCCTGTACAACGTTCTGCCTGAGCGTGGGTATGTGGTTCGCGTGTGGCCCGCTCGATTCCCTAACGCTGCCCTCAGGGCTCGCTATGGTGACCGGCTGGCCCCATTCGTTTCCCGCAAGCTGGACAAGGACCCAACTCTGGCTGACCAGTGCAGTGGCCGTGGCGCTGCTGTTGAGCCCTCACGGTTCCATGACCTTGACCTACTGGAGCGTTCTGCATCGTATGGCCGTACCGGCTTCGCCATGCAATTCATGTTGGACACCAGCTTCTCAGACCAGGACAAGTATCCACTGAAGCTCTCAGACCTCATGGTTCTGAACCTCAGCACGGACATCGCCCCGGTCAAGTTGGCGTGGGCATCAGGACCTGACCAAATGCTGAAGGACCTCCAATCGGTTGGCCTTCAGGGTGACCGCTGGTATCGCCCGCTGTTTGTCTCCAAGGACTTCACCGAGTACCAGGGCTGTGTCCTGTCCATCGACCCATCAGGCCGTGGCGGGGATGAGACCAGCTACGCTGTGGTGGCCATGCTCAACGGCTTCCTGTATCTGCTGGCCGCTGGGGGTTTCAAAGGGGGCTATGAGGATGCCACCTTGCAGTCCCTCGCTGATGTCGCCAAGAAGTATAGGGTCAAGCATGTGACCGTGGAGCCTAACTTCGGAGATGGCATGTTCACGAAGCTGCTGACCCCGTTCCTCACCCGCACGTACCCCTGCACCACCGAAGAGGTACGCAGCAGTGGCCAAAAGGAACGGCGCATCATCGACGTGCTGGAGCCAGTAATGAATCAGCACAGGCTGGTGGTCGATGAAGCTCTGGTTGAGCGGGACATGCAGAACTACAATGAGTATCCTCATGAGAAGTTCCACCAGTACCAGCTCTTCTACCAGATGTCCCGTATCACCCGTGAGCGTGGGGCGCTGGGCAAGGATGACCGCATTGACGCCTTGGCGATGGCTGTGGCCTACTGGGTGGAGCAGATGGACAAGGACACCCAGAAGGTCCTGGATGACCACAAGGAAGAGATGCTAAGGCTGGAGCTGGAGAAGTTCTCTCAGCACGTCCTTGGCTATGCCCCTCCGAGTGACAACTGGGGCGATGACTGGGCTTAGAGGTCTAGCTGGCTGTAACGCTTACTGGGTAAGGCTCACAGAGGTTTTGTGGGCCTAAACCCCTACTATAGCCCTAATGGGCTGGGCGAAGCCCTATAGAGATACACTTAGAGATTATCTATAGAGTATCTAGAGATGCCCTTAGGATTGTCTATTGACTGCCCTAGCGCTACGCTTAGACCAGTACATCCACACAGCCACCACAAGAGCGATGACTACTCCGATGTAGAAGTAGGTCCCGTCATTGGTGACATTACTGACACGGATTCCTGAGAGCACTGCGGCTATCATTATGGCGAGCTGGATGGTTTTCATAAGGGTCTCCTAACTGGGGCCTAAATGTTACCCGGAAAAATCTCAGTGGGTATCTGATAAAGTCGGACGGCCAGATTCCCCCCCGTGGCCCTCCCGCGCGCCCAGGCACCCGCACCCTCCTTGACGCGCATCAGGTAACGCGCGCGAATCCAGTACGCACACACGCGCATCTCATCAGGCAATGGGCCCTCCCGGCTGCCCTTTGGTCACACTTCAGGGCACACCTAGCGCTAACCCATTGATTCCATTGGCATGGCGTGGGATTGAGAATCCTGAGCGCACATCAGGCAGCACATACAGACACCTAACGGGCTGGCTCAGGTCATCGAGCTGGCCCATTTTTTTGGCCTTATGACTTCCGGTTATGCATCTCATGCTTTACTGAATGTTTGTGCATATGCGTGAGCACACCTATTTTTTTGCCCACCAGTTCACCCTACGTCCACCGCCAGAACACCTCCATGACCTCACCAGACCTCCACCAGCGCCCTGGTGGCCTCTCACTGATACCGACCTATAGACCAACACATGGAGCCCGCTAGGCGCTCAGCAGCTCGCTACCGCTGCGCCATCTGTTCGTTCTGACGTTTTTATGCTTTAGGTGTTGACATGCTCATGTGGAACTGATTACGATGGAGCCCTGTTGTACGGTTTCACGCAGCGCAGCGGGTCACACTCACAAACGGGGTAGCTAATGGGCTTGGCATACAGGAAGAAAACGAAACGGATAATAGGTGGGCTGTAGTCTCGCCTTTCTTTAACCTGAAGCATTCCACTAGAGGAACACATGACACTCACAGAAATAATACGAGCTGGCGCTGACTACGCTGGCAATGCTCACATCGAAGTCAACAGTGCCCAGGAATGGGTATCCATCGGGGATGAAGTCTTTTTGCAGGGTGATGAGGCTAGGGCCTTTATTGATGAGGCTGAGCGCCTGTGGAATGAGGCGGGCGATGTGGGCATTGATGAATGTTGGGCACATCTGGCCGGACCCTATCTAGATAGCCTGGAGTAACTGACCATGTTCGCTCAACAGTACAAAGGCTTCACGATTCACAAGGGCCGCACCTTCCAGGATTACCGCGTGAGCCTGAATGACCGCACCCGTTACGGCACCCTGGCGGAAGTCCGCAGCGATGTCGATGCATTCCTCGCTGGCACTCTCAAAGCACCTCAAAGGGGTTACCACTGATGTTCTCACTTGTCCACCGCTTGACCGGCGCAATAATACGGCGCTTCGATTCCCTGGGTGATGCCTTGGGAGCCTTGCAAGATGCCGCAGTGCCTGAGCTGTACTACATCACCAATCAAATCTAAGGGGAATCACCATGAGCAAGCTTTTCGCAAACCCGTATGACATGGCCGCAACTGGTTTTTACTTTGAATCCTTCGATGAGTATGAGCGCCTTAGCGCGGCTCTCGTGAACTCCTACGGTCAGCCCGTGGAAGAATTCATGATTGACTACATCGACGGCCCTGCTGCTGAACTGTTCAAGGCTTGCGGTATCGACCAATCCAACCTTGAACTCTGGTTCGATGAGGTGGAAGACCTCAGCGACTCCGAAAAGGCCGCGCTGTTCTACCTGTGCGACATCAACGGTCAAAGCGTGGATGAGGCGCTAGAGGTGCGGGGCGGTGGCGTACGCAATATTGACGATGTGAGCCTGTATCACGGGACACTCGAAAAGGCCGCAGAAGACCTCTTTGATGAGCTGTACGCCCACGAGATTCCTGAGCATCTGCGTAACTACATCGACTATGAAGCCTTCGCGCGTGATTGCCGCTGCGGTGGTGACATGTATGAATTCGAGTTCGACGGCGAAACGTGGACATGCACCAGCGCTAGCCATTAACTCGCCCCTAGCGTTCCACTAGAGCAACACATTAGCGCGCTTGGAGTCCACCCGCACCCAGGCCGCTAGATAAACCGGATGCATGCCCTTAGCTGGCCGTCTGGTTTCTCTA